AACCTCCTTTCTATATATAGCGTTCAGTCCATTTGACTGTTGTATCAAATGTTCCTTCTGGACTAATAATTAATTCAGATATACCTCTAGGTACATTAAAATAATTAGAACCAAAATCTTTTAAATGTAACGCATTATCATCATTAATAGTGACAATATGTTCTTTGGTGTCAATTCTAACTAAATCACCTTTTCTAATAATTATAGGTGTTATATCGCTTTGTTTTGGTAATAATTCTTGTACACTAAAACCTAAAACATGAATTCCTAAAAACTTACTATATTTAGATGATTTACCCGTATATATATTCATGACACGTGCTTTTCGTTGATAAAAATTCCCTTTATCTTTAATAACTTTTACGTCATTATCTAAAGGTTTTTTACGGTCTTTGTCGTTGTCAGTATTATATTTACAAGTAGTTATCTTAATATCTTGACCCCTGCGTTCAAAATGCATAAACACGTGTAAATTTTTTGCTTTTTTTAAGTTATATGGCGTTGCCCTAGAATAAATCTTCCTAGCTTCACCATGTTCATTATAAGCGTAAGCAGCTATTTCACTATCATCTTTATTCATCGTTGTATTAACATAACCGATACTAAACATAATACGACCGTTTTCATCTCTAATATATGCAAACGATTTTCCTGTTCCTACGCCTGCATACTGTCTGATTACTACTTTAAATCTTATTTTAAAATCTTGCAATGATGTTCCTACTGATTTATAGATAGCTGCACCGTGCCAATTTGTAGTACTAGCAGTTCCCCAATTTGATGGATAGATACTTTCTTTATTGCTATGTACAGTGAATCTACCACCTCTAGCATCTCCACCATCACGACCTGTACCGAATGTCGTATCATTAGGCATATAAGCCCAATTTTTTAAATCTAATGAATTGAACTCATCATTAAAACGATAAGGTGATATATCTTTAAGTTCTTTGTAAGCATCTTCCGATTGTCCCACCATAAAATAATCAACTGCTTCTCCATCTACTCCTTTAGCAATCATAAAGTTCGGACTATCTTTTAATGCACGCGCTTCGATAATTACAGGAGTATCTGCTGTACCTGTGTTTACGATAGATATTTGATCTGAAATTGCAGAATTATAAAAAGTCTCATCAGAATATTTAAACGGATCTAGCACTTTAACTTTTATTGTAAATTCAACATGGCTAAATGGTCTCTTATCTATTTCTAACGGACCTTCAAACATAGCTTTCCAATGCCATGACTGTGATTCAAATTTTAAGCTAACAGGTTCGTCATAGTTTAAAAATTTTACTATTTCATTAAGCATGTCATCATGCGTTCTTTTATCTCCTGAGTTTAAATAATCATCGTTTCTAGCTATTAAAGGTATTTCAAAATCGTATGATTCTATTCTTCTATTTTTGAAAATTTGTCCGTCTCTTCCTGGGACAGTTTCTGTTTCTATTGTATAGTTAAAAGATGGTATTTTAAAACCTCGTCCAATCATCAGCCAAGGAAGCTTTCTACCATTTACTACTATAGTATCTATAGACATTATAACATCTCCTTTTATTGCTTTATAATATGTATAAACATAAAAGCCAGCTTAATATGCTGGCTTAAATGCACTTTTTCTTGATTTTAATCTATCATTTTTTGCTATAATATTTTTAGTCTCATTTTCTAAAGCAGCTCTAGAAATTATAGCAGGCTGAGGATTTGTAGCCGAAGCAAATGTAGATGAGTCGATATTAGCTAGGTGAGAAATTACCATATCCATTTTTTGAACCATGCTCATTAGTGCTTCATTTTGCTTTTTAATTAACTCAATTTCTAAGTTTTCTTTTTGCTTTTCTTTTTTTCTGTCTGCTTCTTTTTGTTTTATCTCATCTGCATATTTAGCAATCCCTGCATAAACAGCTGATTGAGTTTGAGCAAAAATATTAGATTTCATTAATTGTTTAATTGCTGCAACTGAAACATCATTTGGTATGATCTGTTCTCCACCTGCAAGATTTAAAATCTCTCCACCTTTTTCAAATAGCATAGATAAACCTTCTGGCGCGTTGTTAGTACCTTTTGCAAATCTTCTGCTACCAGTTGGACCCCATCCTGTGCTACCACTTGCATAACGTCTTGACCAATCGTATAAATTAGCTTTCCAGTTACTATTGTTAAAGAACGCTAGTAATTGATCTGTTCCGCTATAGATATTTCCACGACCTGGGTATTTATATCCAGCAAATGTTCCTGGCGTATATTGAAGTAATCCACGAGCTTCATTTCCGCCTGTATTGACATCAGTGTAACCGTGTTGAACTACTCCTGCGTTTCCGCCTGACTCAGCTTGTATTAAGCTTATAATAGTTTTTATATCTCCACCTGAAACGCTAGTGCGAGTTTTTCTTACAGCAGAAACAATCTCATTTCTCCATGCGCTTGCTGCTTTACTTCCTCCACTTGCACCTCCACCAGTTGCTAAGAATTTTTCAGGGTCCATAGTATTTCTATTAGTAAGCTCTGATGCTGCAGGTTTTTCTACTTGGTAGTGTAAGTGAGCGCCCGTAGTCCATTGACCTGAATTACCAGTTAATGCGAACTTTTCGCCCTTTTTAACTTTACCTTCTTTTACTACTTTACTTAAATGTAAGAAGTATTGAGCGATTTTACCTGACAGTAAGCGTGCTACCATACCCCCACCTACGTTACTTTGTCTAACAACTGTACCGCTAGTAGGAGCTTTAAGAGGTGTTCCACTTGGTGTAGCATAGTCAATACCATAATGTCGTCCGCCATTAAATGACGTTGGATAACCTGGTACTGCTCTGTTTGGAGAATATGGAGTTGTTTTTGGGAATCTAGTAAATGATGATCCGTCTGCGTCTCCGCCTAAAGAATCAAACCAGCCTTTTACTAAGTCTGTCATTCCGCTTTTTAGTTTTCCAGCACCAAATCTAGCCATTCCACCTATAGCTGCAGGTATTTTTGAGAAGTCAATTCCAAGACCGTTTAGCACTTTATTTATCAGTTTGCTAGGATGTTCTGCATATTCCATTACATCCCCGATGCCTTTCATAACAGATTTTACAGCAGAATCAGTAGCCGTTTTTATAGAGCTTACTGTAGATGATGCTGCTGCTTTAGTTCCGTTCCAAGCACCTGATAAATAATCTCCTACGTTCTTTTTCTTTTTCTTCGGTTTTGCACCTGAGCCAAATAATAAGTTAGCAGCATTATTAGCTGTACCTGTTGAAAATCTGATAGCTCCCTGCTTTTCTAACGATTGTGTTGTAGAACCGTTGATAACAGCGTCGCCTTTTTTCAATTTGACAGAAACGTTTTTACCTTTTGGCGCATAAACAGATCCGTCTCTTTTTCTAATCAGCTCTTGAGTATATCTGCCCGTTCCATTACCTGGACCGATATCGTTTACTATAGCTTTTGTACTCTTTCTTAATCTACCCTTAGAATCAGTTTTAACTTGACTAGAATTCATAGTACCAGTAGAAAGAGTTGGTATAGTCTTTTTAATTAAGTTTTTACCCATGATTTTTTTAGATAGTGAGTTAATACCTTTAATCATAGAGTTAAATCCACTTATAGCTCCATTAGCAATAGAATTACCTAAAGCTTTAGCCTTTTTAGAAAAACCGCTTTTAGCATTTGAGATGTATGTGCCTATAGATTTTACCCATCCAACAGACGCGTCTCTCATAGCTTTAAATTTAGATGAAACTGTATTTTTTATAGAATTTGCCATAGAGCTAGAATTTTTATGAGTGTTGCTCATCCAGTTTCTAACACCGTTGTACATACCCTTTGTACTATTTACTGCTGAGTTTTTAGCGTCTCTAAATCTAGTATGAATAAAGTTTTTAATAGAAGACATTTTAGAACCTGTATTCTTCCTAGAATTTTCTAGCCAATCTCTAACGCCTGTATACATTGACTTAGCTCTACCAACTGCGTAATTCTTAGCTGAATTCCAGTTAGATTGAATAGAACCTTTTATAGAAGACATTTTAGAGCTTGTGCTTTTTCTAGAATTTTCAAACCATCCTTTTACTCCGTTATATAAGCTTTTAGCTTTATTAACAGCGTATATAGCAGCCAATCTAGTATTAGACTGTATAGATGACTTCATTGAGCTAAACTTAGAACCTGCAGATTTTTTAGTTTCATTAAACCATTTAGAAGAACTTGAGAAAATAGAATA